GAGTTTTTGTTTTTACTTGTTACAGATATACCACCAATAATATTATCTTCTGTAAGGCTTATAGATGCTGTTCCAGTGCTTTCAACTAAAATATTATATTTACCTGCTGTAAAATTTAAATACCCTCTACACCCCCTTAAAAAGCCTTTTACGTTATCAATAGCTTTTTTTGACGTATCTATAACTGTATGACTATTCATTAAATCAATAGCACTAGCACCACTAAAAGGGGTTATTTGAGTATCACAAACATCACCTGCTGTTTGCCAATCTGCAAAATTGCTATCAAAATAACTATTAGTTATTCCCATACCAAATCTATCGTTTCTTAAATAATCTAATAATTGATAAACTGGATTATCTGAATATGCCCAAGTTGAACTGTCATCTTTTCTATGGCTACCAGAACCACCAGTAACAGTGCTATCTAAGTTAGGATTATAAACCTTTTTTCCCTGCACAACTGCATTTACAGTTGGCAATGAGCCAAATTTATCATTATTCCATTCAAACCTAATAGCTAAATACGCCAATCCTCTTAATCTATGATTTGATGTCCACGAACTCAATGTTGACAATAAACTTGAAGCACTTTGGCTATCTGAACCAAAATGTGGCTCTACTGTTATCAAACTTGCACCATCATAAAAATTGGAATCACTACTAGCAACAGTAACTTGGGTATTGTCTGCTAAATCTCCAGTAAATGTAACTTGATTATCATTAACTTCTATTGATGTTATATCATTTATTTCGCCTTCACTTAAAACAAGAGCCATATAAAGATATTGATTATCAGCACCAGAAGTTTCTAAAAAAACAATATTTCCACCAACTTTTCTTGTGCCATAAACTATAGGAATAGCACCATTAGCACTTTTTTTGTTAACTAATATTCCTCTAGCATCTAGGTCTGCTTGTATTTGTCCAAAGTCTGGTATATCTGGTTGGGGTATTATCCAAGATATAACATCATCTACAAGGTCAACAGCACCATCTACTATGTCTGCACCAAGTTCAATAATATCTGATATTATACTTCCCATTTAATTGTATCTCCAATTAGAACCTAAACTTTTAAAACCTAATTTTTTAAAAACTGGGTCTATTTCTATTCCAGATGTTACAGCAAGATAAATTGGTAACTGTTTTGCACTTTTTTTTATAGAATCAAATAATAAAGTTAATAATCTAAAATTTCTAAAACTTTTTTTAACATAAATAGTATGAAGATTTACACATTCACTTGTACTAAACCAATAAGTGCTTTTAAACCAAATAGCACAACCAATAAGTTGGTCTATATCTAAATCTTTTAGTAAAATTATATGCCCTTTTTTTAAAAAAGTAAGAAGTGATTTTTTTAACCTAGCTTCATCTACATTTGGTAAATGTAAACCTTCTTCTTCTTTAAATGTAAGCAATAAATCAATTATATTTGGTACATCTTTTACTTCGGCATTGTATAAATTTAAACTAGCCATTACCTACCCCATTTAATATCCCTTACTGTAAGTGCAGAAAACTCCATACCTTTATCACCAGAAAAAAATCTTTGCTGTGAATTGTCTGTAGTTGTTCTTCCAGATGTTTTGCTAAAATTACCCCAGTGTGATGTTACAGTTAATACTATTTTTGCTGTTGATGTATTATCTGTAATTTTATAATCGTTAATTGTTCCATAAAATAATAAAAATGGGTCAGATATTAAAGCTAAATTAGTATCTAAAAAACCTCTATAAATATGTACATCATCATTAATAATATTTTCATTTAAAGCTATTGAAACATAAGTTTGGTCAACACCAGACAAACTAATAATCAGTGAGTTTTTTGTAGGTTTATTTGTTTCGCTAACAGCACTTATATTTTTTAGATGACCATTAGATAAATATGTTCTTGAACTACCAGAAACACTAGATGTTATATCAAAACTTGCATTTGTTAAATAAACTGGTGTACCAAAACCTAATTCTATCAACAAAACTGGTTCAATGATACCAGTGGCTAATTCTGTTTTAACTGCACTTGTTAAACCTCTAGCCATTTACAAACTTTCTCTTACATCAAACTCATAATTAAATAATAAATTACCATCTTTGTCAGTTTGTGAAGTTGAAAATTCTTGAACATCACTAGTTAAATAAACTGTAAATGGTACTGAATCATAGGTAACAGAACTATTGTCAGCTAGTGCTTCCCTCAAAGGTGGTTCTATCGTTACTGTGGAAGCATTACTTGATGATGTTGCATCTTCTACAACCATATAAACTTTATCATGTGCAAACTTAATTAAATCCCCTGCTTTTAATCTCCCTGCACCATCTCCTGCAAAACCATCTATAGCTATTGTAGTGTCTGCAACTGCATGAACTCCATTGACTAATAATGTGCCAGTTTCATTGCCTTGTGCATTTAAATAGCTTGGGAATGTTACAGTAAAATTTTGTTGTCTACTTCTTTGTTTCATTACAAATGCCATAACTGGTGCAAAATCTGCTCTAGTCATTGGTGGATATTGTATTGTAAAGCTAAAATGTTGTCCTTGAATTTGCCTTCTAAATGTCTTGCCACTATCTGTTTCACTAAACAAAGTTTTTTGATTACTTTGTAAATTGACTGCAACAAAATTAGTTTTTGGTAATGCTCCACTCATACTATCGCCATTTTACCCTTTTCATTCATTGCACTGTTTATAATATTTACTAATGTACCTCTACTATTTACTAATAATTCGTTAAATCCTCTAGCATCTACAGTACTAATATTGAAATTGACTGTAACTGGTTGTGAACCACTAAGTTTGTTATTTGGTACAACATTTGATGGTCTGTCTGGCACAACTAATTCTGGTCCTGCTTCTCCTACCATATAAGGTTGGTCTTGATTCATTCTACCACCTAACCTACGACCTTGATATTTTTGAGATGCTATAGAAGCGATTTGAATAGCACCGAAAGCACCTATTGCTATGGCTAGGGGTATATTAGGTAAAACTTTAGCAACTGCTCCTGCTGTGTCCATTATAGCTTCAGCCATTCTAAAAGCTTTGTTTAATTGAAATGCTTTTTTATTACTTTGTGCAAGTTGGTCTAAACCCTCACGACCAACCTTTTTAGCCAAATCAATTTTATCTTTTCCAGACATTTTTTCTAAATCTATTTCACTTGCTCTGCCAGATTTAATTAATTCAAAGTTATCATTAAAAGCTTTTTTCCTTATTTCCATTTGTTTATCAGCAGTTTCTTTAGCTATTCTTAAAGTTTCATCTGCATTTATTCTTTGTTGTTCAGCTAATAGTTCATCTTGTTCTTGTATCTTATTGAATTTATTAGTAAAAGCTTCTTCTTGTATTTGCATTTCTAAACTAGCTAAATCTTGTAAACCCTTTAATCTTTCTTCGTTTGAAAAAGCAGTTGGAACATCACCCATACTTGCATCTATACCTAATCTTGTACCATCACTTTTAGCTAGGCTTTCAAGTCGTGCTTTTTCTTCTAAAAGTTTATTTTCTTTTTCTAATAATTTGTTTTTTTGTTCTTTTGATTTAATAACAAGTGTTTCTTGGTCTAAAACCATTGCTTGTAATTCTGGCATAAGTTTTAAATGCCCTAATTCAGCTTCTAGGTTTTTAATATGCTCTTTTTCAACTTTATTTAGACCAAAAATCTTTGTAAGTGTTGAATCTCTTATCTCATTTAATTTAAGTTCAATTTCAGAAACTCTATCTTGTCTTAGTGCATTAGTAGATAAATCCCTATTAAGCATTCCAATCATTACAAAAAATGACCTTGCTGTGTCAGTAGCATCTATAAAACCTTCAGCCATTCTTGTTAACTTAGGCAACATAGGTGTCATTACATCTACTGATAATTCACTCAATGCAGAACCTAATGCTTTTGAGGTATTTGCAAAACTACCAGAAGTTCGTTCAGCATCACCATGAGCATCTGATGTACCTGCAATAATTAAATTTAATCTAGCTTGTACTTTTTCAGCATTTGATACATCTTTTGAAGCTTTGTTTATGCCCATTCTAAGAAGTTCTTGTTTTAATGTTGCTTCTGTAATTACAACACCGAACCTTCTAACTGTTTCATGATTACCAACTAAAGCACTTTGAAATGCCATCATTGTTTCTGTATCACTGGCATTATTGAATGATGCAACATCTACTGCTAATTTAGTTAATTCTACTGAAAGTTTAGATGCTTCCCCTCTAGCAAAACCCATAGGAACAAAAGTATCTTGAATTGATGATGCCATTTGTTCAAGTTCATGGGTGCTTCTTCCAACACTATCACCAAATTGCCCAAGCTGACTTCTTACATCATTTACAAATTGACCAAAAACAACTGAAGATTTACTTCTCATTTCCTCTACAGAACTAGCCATATTGACCATTTCTTGACCAAATCTAAAAGCTTGGAATACAATTACACCACCAATTACATTCCTAACAGTGTTACCTAGTGCATTAAATGAGTTTGTTTGTGCAGATACAGACCTTTTTACATTATCTTTAAGGTCATTTACCCCTTTTGTGGCAGATTGCATAGCTGTTCTGGTTTTATCCTTAGCTATAATATCTATATTTACGTTTTTAGTTGCCACTATCTTTTAGCCCTTGCTAATCTTTCTTGTCTTTCTCTTTCATCACTTTGTAAAGAATAATATGCTAACCACATATTAAACTCATAAACTGACATTTGCAAGATTTCGGCAACAGTCTTATGAAGTTTTTCAGCTAGACCAAAAACATTATGTAATTCTTGGTCTTTCTTTAGTTTTTTTTATTATCTTCAATATCTGTGTTGCCTGTACCCATAATTTTAGTAGCAACATCAGCAATTATATTTGTATCAGCTTTAGTTTTAAACTTTAAAATATGACTAGCATTGAACATTTTATCGCCATCTTTTGTTAAAGCTTTTTCTATAATTACATCAATTAATACTATTAGGTCTGTTCCACTTGCTCCCTTAAATATCTTTTGTTTTTCGAGCATATTAAAAGGTTTGCAATAAATAGCTTTATCGCCAACTAATCCCCATTCGGGTACTTCAATGACTTGAGTGTCAAGTGTATCAAAATGACTTCTTATGCCATCAAAAAAATCAATATTTTCAGACATTAGACAGTACCGATAGTAATACCACCAGACCCTTGTAATGAAACAGTTCTAGTTGTTACACCATCTAATGTAACCCCTACAGACATACCAGTTACAATACCAGTACCACTAAAGCTTTCATCACCACTTGCATTGCCTTCTGGTAGGAATACAAAGCTTAAACTTGAGCCTTGTGTTAAAGATGCTTGTTGAGCATTTGTTTCATCATAATTCATATCAATAGATGCAGTAAATGTACCTCTACCAACTAAAAATGATTTATTTGAATCCTCTAATGCAGTTGCTTCAACAACATCTTGTGTTGTATCTAAAGTATATCCAGTAACATTACCGATAGCTGTGCCACCGACTGTAACGACACCTTCTTTACCATGATGTGTAGCCATTTAGACCTCCTTTGTTTCTGGTTCAGATGTTTCTTCTGCTTTTTTTGCAGACTTTTTATCCTCTAATTTATAGCCTAATTTTATATAATGGTCTATAAAATCTTGAGTAACAGTAATTGTTTCTTTTCCTTTTTTCATATTAATGTCTTTTGCCATTATGCACTCCCTCTAGTAAATTCATATAAAACCCTTGCAGTAACTCTAACACCACCATAAGGATAAATTGTACCTTCGTCAGTTGATGCTTCAATAATTTGAGTATCTAAAGCATTTCCATTTCTT